ACTGTTGTGCCGCCTGGCTGACCTGAGCCAGGCCACGCTGCAGGCCGGAGTTGTCCGGACCCTGCCCGCCAACGGTAGGCGCACCGAGGCCGCGCTGTGCTACCTGCGGCCCGTCAAGCGTTGGAATACGCGCCATTACCTACCCCCAGCAAACGAACTGAATGCGCCGCCGACACCGCCCAGGATCGAACCTGCCGCGGCGCCCTTGGCGTTGCTCTGAGCCATGCGTGCGTTCATTCGGTCATTGTCCGCACCGACGCGGTAGCCCCAGGCCTCGCGCGCTGCGTTGTTGGCAATGGTCAGGGCGTCGAACTCGCCGAAGGCGGCCGTGTCGTCCTGAATCTCTGCGGCCGTGCCGCTGTTCACGTCGATGCCGTTAGCGGCAAAGCCAGAACGCTGGGTTCCGATCAGCTGCCCGACCTGGCGCCGGTAGCGGTCTGCCTCGACTCCGCCGCGCTTTTCGGCATCCTGCGCAGCTTCTTCTTTGTAGGCGGCATTTTGCTCAGCCATTGCCGACTGGAACGCGCCCTGCTGCCTGGCGTTCTGCGCGCCCATCATGCCGCCAGCAAGCGACATTGCGATTGGAATAGCTGCCATCCAGCACATATCAGGCGCTCCGAGTCATGCAAAAGGGTTTGAATGGCATCCCCAGCGGGCCATAGCCCACTGGTTCGCCAAAGGTGAAGCCGAGCCATTCCAGCCAGCGAATAGCCACGGTGTTGCGCACGTCCACGAAGTTCAGCAGCGACTCATGGCGAGCCAGCATCTCCGCGACTTCCGGCTTGCACACCTGTAGGAAGGCTCGCGGGTAGCGCTCAACATGAACGGTGCTGATCAGCCAAGGGACGCCCGTCTGTGCGTCGTGCCCTGTGTCGCCGAAGATCGCCACGACATGACCGTCCACGACGATCTTCGAGGCCTTGCAGCAGTCGCTCAAGCCCTCGGCAATGGCCGTGGACAGGTCGATCTGCAGCGCACCCTCGATCTCGTCCCGGTCAGCCTGGCGGATGATCGGCAAGATGCTGGGGATATCAGCCTCGGTTAACGGTAGGACTTCAGCCTTTGCCACTGACGGTGATCTCCGGGATAAGCGCAAGGATGGTGAGCGGAAGCGGGTCAGGCTGCTGGATGTACACGCGGCCGGACTCCTGCCACACCGACTGAATCTTCAGCTCAGTGATGCCGGTCGTTGCTGCCACCGGCGAGTCGTAGGTTTCGCGGTATTCGGGCTTGGTCTCGTAGAGCTTGGCGCCGCGCTTCGGCCCGGACCAGAAGTTACGGGAGGCTTCCAGGAACGCCGTCACGCTCGTGATGACCTTGCGCTTGTCGAGCTGGGTTGCCGACGACCTGTCTGCCCAGTCGATCTCAAGCGTTTCCATTTCGGCAACATATGGCAGTCCGGCATGAACCACTGCCGATGCGTGCTGCAGGCTGATGGAGCCCCCTGACACTACGCGCTGCGGGTGAACGTCTCCGTCGGTTAGGATGGAGAGCGTCTTGCCCTCGAGGTGGCCAAGGCCTGAAATGGTAGAAGCCATCAGCGCCCAGTCACTCACGGCAACGCCGCGCAGGCTTTCCGGGCAGATCTCCAGCAGCTTGGCGGTGACCACGGTCGACGACGTGTAGGCGGTGACCTCAACACGCACCATCTCCGTGCCGGCGCGTAGACGATAGGTTCGACCAACGCTGCCAGCGATGAACGGTGCATGCCCTGCGGCAGTGACGGTGACCGCCTGCGGATACTTCCAGTCGGTGCCGCCACTGAGTCGCAGAGTTGCCGACGGATTCTTGTTCCGGCCGTCATACGTCAGCCCGCAGTCCACAAAGAACGCTTCTTCGGCGTCCTCGATGTCACGCGCGGCCATTCGCTCGACGTAGCGCTTCGTGACGCCGTTGATGGTGCGCCGCACGAGCAGATAGAGCGCGTCCATCTGCCCCTCGGCAATGCTGCAGACCGATTCAACAAAACCGTCCGTATGGTGCTGATGCCAGGCCAGGAGCTGCTCTTCCGGGAGGAAGGTCATGCCCAGCAAGGCGCCATCGTCACGCGCCGCCCACACGAGACGGTCCGGGATCTGCTGGTAGGTCCAGTCGATCAGCGAGTGCCCGCGGAAGAAGTGCGGCGAGAACTTGGTCAGGTCGTCGCCTGCAAAGCCGTCAGCCTCGAAGGTGTAGGCCAGCGAGGAGACCGCGTTGTTGCGCTGCTGGACGTAGATGGCCGAGTCATTGATGACGATCGGCGGGATCTTCGACACGCCGTTGTAGCTCTGGATCTCGGCCTTGACGGTCTTCGGCGTGATGCCGTTCTCGCCGCCAGAAATAACCCATTCGCCACCCGATGTGAGACCAAGCAGCTGCCGCAACGGGAGGATGTGACGGAACCGGTGCACCTGGCGCGAGGCGATGGTGAAGGTGATCGAGTCGTCGTCTTTCACCGGCGTGGCATAGCCAAAGTTCTTGAAGTTGCCGGTCTTGCTCATCCACACGGTTTGCGGCGACAGGTCGCTGCCGGCGAAGCACAGACGCTGCTGGTAGTAGCCAACGGCACCGGGGTAATTGCCTGTACCCACAAACGGGTTATTTCCCGTCGGCGGGGTGTCGGTCTTGACCGGTGCGATGTTGATGTCGTTGAAGGTGAGCCCGTCAGCCTTGCCGATAAATCCGTAGATCCCGGAGCTGTTCGAGTCCTTGTAGACGTTGTAGTAGTCGGCTCCCGTGACGGCCGACCAGCTCAGCGAAGCGCCGGCCTTGCTATCCCAGCTGGCTACAGTGACCGAGGCCGACGGGAGACTTTCTTCCGGCACCTCGCTATCAGCTACAGCTGTAACCACATAGCGGTATGTTGTGGTGTCGCCTGAGCCGCCAGAGCGCGCAGAGCCTGACAGGCCGGCAGGCGCGTCAATGCTCGGGACGAAGCTGATTGTGGCCAGCGTCCAGTTGTCATGCCCCAGGCGCGACAGCTGCCGCGGTGCGTGCGACGGATGCACAATGGTCATGATGTCCGCCGACTGCGTGTAGTTCAGCTCGAACAGCTGCGCAGCGGTGAACGGCGTCGCGATCTCATACGGAACACCGGGGCTTGACTCGATGACCCCGCCGTCCTTGTAGACGCGCATGTAGAGGTTGCCGAACTCGAGGACGTAGGTCTGCTCATCGTTGAACTGGAACGGGATCAGGCGGGCCACGCCGCTGCCCTTCGTCTCGTTCACGAACACGGTGCCCGGGCGATTCTTCACGCCACCGTAGGGCATGACGAAGAAGTTCGAGCACAGGCGCAGGCCGGTCTGGTAGCGGGCCAGGTCGACGCGCGCATACAGCGACGGCGCCAGCTCGCCGGCCGCGAACGACGGCTGAATGGTGGATGTGCCCATTAGTTGCGCGCCTGTATGAACTCTGATTCAGGGGCAGGGCCATCCTCGACTTCTTCGAAGGCAAGCGCCTGAGCCTGGCTGATGGTGATCTGGTAGTTCTGCATGGCTGCCTGGTAGTTCTCCGGCTTGGCCTGCAGCCCCATTGCAAGCTCCGCAGCGAGCCGCCACGCGAGCGCATTGGTGAACATGGGCGAGAAGTAGGTCGTGTCCTCTACTCGCGCGGTATAGGCGATCTCGGCCTGTTCCTGGTTGGTCACGATGGCGCGACCGCCAGAGGCGTTGACGACCTGGTACGGAATGCGATCATCCGCCCGCGGCATGACCATACCCGGCACCGTGATGCGCCGGATCTGCAGGCAGTCGGTCGGATAGCGATACCGATAGGCCCAGTTCTGCGGCGGCGAGCCGATGTCAGCCAGCGAGACACGCGCCTCGGCAAACGGCCAGGGGAAGGCTTGCAGCACCTCATCTCGGCACAGTTCGTAATGGAGCGCGCACAGCTCGGCCGCTTTGCTCTGCTCGTCGATCGAGTCGATGAACTGGTTCTGCCCGATGCGGGTAAGCGCCATGTTGCAGATTTGGACGACACTGGCCATGCGATCTCCTGAAATGAGTAGGGGCCCGAAGGCCCCTTGGTGTTACGCGTCCGGAAGGTTGTCTTCCGGCTTTTCTTCAGGCTTGGCGGCCGGCTTGGGGCCGGGCTTTGCCTTGGCTTCAGGCTTGGGCTTGTCGCCAACCCTCACCATCCAGTTGCCCAGGTCGAGCTCGCCGCTGATGTCGAACTCCTCGTCGACATCGCGCAGGCAGCCATAGAAACCGGGCGCCGTGGCTTTAACGCGCATGGGCTACCTCCTTACAGCAGGTCAGGATAGGCACGCTGGTAGTTGGCGCCGTCGACGATCTGCGCGTTGAACGAGCCAGCTGTCAGCGGGCCGGTGCCCACGGTGAAGTAGGCGCGCACGTAGCGACGCATACCCGGAGGCAGCGGCAGGAAGAACTGCTTGCCAGCGGTCAGTTCGGCCAGCGGCACAGCCTTGGTAGCCACGACATCAGCGAAGGAGCTGTTGTCGGCCGAGTCCTGCACCGAGAAGGTGACAGTGGCAGCGCCTGCAGCGGTGGCCGTGGTCAGCACGTCGAACTCCATGAACAGCGGAGTACCGGCGCCGATGTCGCGGCCGATGGCGGCGTTTTTGGTGGAGCCCGCGTCGATCACATCGGTGGACGCGGCGGAAGCGGTCACGGCCTGGGCAGCAGAGACCTGAAGAAAACGATCGATGATCGCCATGTGAAACTCTCCTATGTCAGAGGCTGCGCGGCTTAAACCACGCGCGCCTCGGTGTTGAGGATGGCGTCAACGCGCTTGACCGGAACACTGTCGAAGGTCATAACCTTGCGGCCTGCGACCTCTTCCATGTTCAGCCAGACGTTGGACTTGTTAGCGATCTGACGACGCAGGAAGCTGCGCACAGTGCGGTTGCCGTAGAACACCGGGCGGCCGACGCGGGCGTTCGGCAGCAGCTCGATGGCCTGGACCATCAGGTCGATCAGGTCAGCACCGGCCGAGGCGTTCTTGGTCAGCGCAGTGACGTCGACGTTGGCGATGCGCACCACGTAGCGCCAGTCGCGCAGAGTGAGGCCGGCATTCCACTCGTAGTGGGTGCGGAAGCCTTCGTAGCGGCCTCCAGCGGCGTCGATCAGGGTTTCTTCCTTGTTCGAGCCGACCTTCAGGCCGCCAACAGTGCCTTCCGGATAGATGCCGTGGATAGTGGTCTCGTCCCAGCAGCACAGCCAGATCGACGTGTTGTTGGAGCCGGTACCGCCCGCGTCGATGATGTTCTGGCCGTTCTCAGCGCTCTTGCTGTTGAAGCGCGGCGCGAGGCCGGTGATGCGCTCCGGGTTCAGCGAGGCGTCGCCGTAGATCAGCTGGGTGGCCATATTCTGGTTCATGCCTTCGAGGAAGGCCTTGTGCTCGGACAGCATGAAACCGGACTTGTCCTTGGCCAGCTCGACCAGCTTGCGGTCAACCTCGGCGTAGCTTTCCAGCATGCCGGTGCCATCACGCACCTGCACAGTGGTCGACTTCTCGGGCTGCACGCCGTAGTTCAGCTTTCGCCAGGTTCCCTGCGGCAGGCCGGAGCGGATGGTGGTCTTGTGACCGGTGCCATCGTTGGCCTCCATCCAGGGCATGTCGTCCAGGATCTCGTTGGTGCCGTTCAGCAGCTCGATGATCTTGGCAATCTTGCCGTCAGGGTCTTTGCGCTTAGCGAGATCCGCCAGCGTGGGGTTAGTGGTGTTCAGGGTTGCCATGTGTCAGTCCTCAACTCAGTTTGATGTCGCCAAACAGCACGTCAGCGGTACGTGCGGATGGCTTCTGATTTCCGCCCATCACGAGGCTGTCCTCGCTCAGTGCCTTGCCAATGCGATGACAGAACTTGACCAGCTCGGGGTGGTTACCGATTCCGGTCTCGCTCAGCAGGTTGCGCAGTTCGGGGCTGCCGAATTGCTCGATGGCCTTCACGGCGGTTGCCACGCTCTTGTCGTAGTTCT